AAAATAAGGGTAAAGAGTGGATAAGCTACGGGAATGACAATAATTTTCCTAACTTATTACTAGATATGTATGATAACGCTCCGAAACATAGGGCGATTGTAGATGGTAAGGCGGATTTAATAGCTGGTAAAGGATGGAACGCTAACAATAAAGCTATAAGTGTTTTAAATGCTGCGAAATTGATTGAGTTTACACAGTCGATAAATCCAAGCGAATCACTTTACGAGTTAACAAAGAAAATTAGTTTAGATCTTGAATTGTTTGGCGGGTTTTATATCCAGGCAATATGGAATAATTTAAGAACTGATTTCGATTTATATCATGTAGATTTTAGCAAGATCAGAACTAACAAAACACAAGATAAGTTTTTCTTTAGCAATGATTGGAAAGCTTATAATCAAAGTTTTGAAAAGACCGGATTTAAAGAGATAGAAAAATTCGATCCTGAAAAAAAGACTTCCGGTATATTTTATTATAAAGCTTATAGGCCTAATCAAGGAGTGTATCCATTACCTGGGTACGTTGCAGCTTTAAAATATATTGAAATAGAGAAAGAAATTGCAAACTTCCATTTAAACAATATAAAAAATGGGTTTGTTGGGGGTACTTTGATTTCATTTAACAACGGACAGCCTACATTAGAGGAGCAAAAAGAGATTGAAAAACAAATTAAAAACAAACATACAGGAACTGATAATGCCGGCGGTGTTGTGTTGGTATTCAGCGAAGGTAAAGATAAAGAGCCTTCAGTAATTCCACTTAGATCAAATGATTTCGACAAAGCCTTTGAGGTACTTAATAAAACAGTTACACAAGAGATATTCACAGGCCATAGAATTACAAGCGGTCAATTATTCGGGATTGATGGAGAATCGGCATTTTCTAGGAATGTAATCCGAGATGCTTCCGAGTTTTTTCAAAATACTTATGTAACTCCAAAACAACAGATTATTGAAGGCGTAATTAATGATTTTAGCAACTTATTGAGTATTGATGGAAAGTTAAATATTATTCCTTTAGAGATCATAGGTGTTGATTATTCGGAGGCATTTATTCAGGCAGTGATACCAATTGAAATATTAAGAAAAAAAGTTGCTGAAAGACTAGGAATAGATTTAAACGAAGGCCAAAAGTTTAGCAAAGAACTAACCGAAGCCGAAGCCTTGGAAGTATTCGCAAAGTATGGTGAATCTATGGAAGGTTATGAGATTATTCACGCAGAAGCTATCCCGACAAACTTTGCAACTATCACAATTACTACATTAGATAAATCAATTATAGATCTTTTAAGCGAAGATAATTTAATCAGCAATAAAAACCTTTCAGAAGCTTTAAAAGTTGATGTAAAGACAATAGAAGATGCAATAACAAAGCTTACCGATAATGGAATGATTGTTACTGTTGATAACGAAAGAAATCTAACTAAAAAAGGGGAAAGTATTAAGAAATTAGATTCACCGGTTGAGGAAATATTGGTTAGATATGTTTATGACAAGAAGCCTGGTATTGAAGGTGAGAACATTATATCAACTACTAGGGACTTTTGTAGAGATTTAATTAATAAAAACAAACAATATACAAGAGATCAAATAGAAGCAATGAAAAACGATCTAGGGACAGACGTTTGGTTAACACGTGGCGGTTGGTATCATAACCCAAAGACAGGATTGACAAGTACATCATGCCGTCATATATGGCAGCAAGTTTTAATAAGACCTAAGAAATAGATTATGGCAGTTATATTTATCAGCGAGCAAGCCTTAAAGGATAACTCGATTATCAATGAAAATGTGGACATGAAAGTTTTGCTTCCGGTTATTAAGCTGGCACAAGAAAAATTCATGTTGCCTATATTAGGCACAGGTTTATACAACGAGGTTAAAAATCAAGTTAGCGCGGCCACTGTTTCAGTTCTTAACAAAACATTGCTTGATGACTATATACAGCCAGCTTTGATTTGGTGGATTATGGCTGAAGCTCCTATGCCTTTAACTTATAAATTCATGAATAAGTCTGTAGCTACAAGATCAAGCGAGAATGCAAGCGCAGCAAGTTTAAATGATTTATTGAAGCTTGAGGAACGATTCAAAGATAATGCCGAATGGTATTCACAGAGAATCACTAATTATTTACTAGAAAATTCAACTTTATATCCTTTATATCTTAGTCCTGGTAATGGTATTGACACAATTATTCCAAAGAAAACGATGTATTCAACAGGAATGTTTTTGGGGAATACAATAAATAAAAACTTACCTTTCAAAGATAGATTTCAGGGTAATTATGATTCAAACTGTTTAGATTAATATGGCTTATTCTAAGAATGAAACTAAATTAAAAATATTCCTTCAAAAGATCGAAAATGAAAAGAACGTTAAACCAAGTAAACGCATTACTAGAGGGAATTGCAACAGCACATCAGCAAATAAATAGCTACGGGATAGGGGATTTATATGATCTTGTGGCAAATGGTGCTGTTACCTATCCTTTAATGTTTACCGTTATAAATCCAGGGCAGATCCAAGGCAAACAAATGAGCTTGAACTTGTCTTTGTTATTTATGGATTTGGTGCATAAAGATCAAAGGAATGAACTTGAGGTGTTAAGCGATCAGTTGCAGATCGGAACGGACGTAGTGGCACAGCTTCGCGCTCCTTTGTATGAGGATTGGTTTATGGTTGGGGATTCTGTAAGTTTTGAGGACTTCACAGAGCGGTTTAATGATGAGGTTGCTGGATATAAGATAGACATTACATTAAACTTATCAGAGCAATTTAATCTCTGCGCCTTACCAATTGTAGGCGCTCCGGCTGGCCCTAGTGAATGTTCACCGGCATTGGTACAAAATAGCGATTTATCATATTTAGTATATGTAGCTTCGGGATCAACTTTAACTTTACCCGATACAACAATAAACTTTAATGTTGGGGGAAATATTACAACAACAACGATCCCAACGCTTAAAGACACAATTATAAATGTAGTATGGCAATAGATATAAATATCCCTTCACAAGTTGCGCAGACAATCACTAACGGAGTTACCGGTACAGCTCCAAGCCAGGATGCTGTTTTTGATGCCTTGCAACTTAAAGAGAATGCAGCTAATAAAGGCGTGGCCAATGGTTACGCGCCATTGAATAGCTCCACAAAGATTGATTCAAGCTACTTGCCTTCATACGTTGACGATGTGATCGAGGTTGCTAATTATGCAGCTTTGCCGGTTACTGGTGAGACAGGAAAGATATATATTACTTTAAATAATAACCTACTATTCCGTTGGGGCGGTACAGTTTATGTTCAAGTTGGTGGACAGGATCCTGTTTGGGGTGGGATAGTTGGAACGTTAAGTAATCAAACAGACTTGCAGAACGCTTTAAATGCTAAATTTGACGATCCAACAGGCACAACAGCGCAATATATTAGAGGGGATGGAAGTTTGGAAACATTTCCTTCATTAACGGGTTATGTACCTTATACCGGTGCTACTACAAATGTTAATTTAGGCGAATTCGGACTATCAACAGGGCAATTAAATTTAGATACTTCACCAACAGGAACTCCAATTGTTGGGACTACTTATTGGAATAATACAATAGGAAGTTCAGAAACGCTATTAAAAGGCGGATCTGTTACTTTAAAGAATGGAGTTGATTTAGTTGCTAGGATAGTTAATAATACAGGCATACAACTAACAAAAGCAGCTTATCAGGTTGTTAAGGTATCAGGCGCACAAGGTCAACGGTTAGCTGTTAGCTTAGCACAAGGAAACAATGATTTAAACTCTGCCGATACTTTAGGAGTTGTAACAGAAACCATCGCAAATAACCAAGAAGGGTTTATCTTAACGGTTGGTCAGATTGAAGAGATCAATACAACCGGATCACTACAAAATGAAACCTGGGCGGATGGGGATGTTTTATACTTAAGTCCTACAACTGCCGGTAAAATAACTAATATTAAGCCTTCAGGATTAACAGGACATATTGTTGTTTTAGGATATGTTGAGTACGCACATTCACAACATGGTAAAATCTATGTTAAGATAATGAATGGTTGGGAGCTTGACGAACTTCACAACGTTTATATTAATCCATCAACTCAAGCAAATAACGATTCATTAATATATGATAGTACTTCCCAACTTTGGAAAAATCAGGCTTTAAAAACTATCAATGGTAGTTCAATAATCGGAGCTGGTAATATTGTTACTACTTATATTCGTAGGCACGAAACTACTTCAAGCTATGATTATTTAGGTTATGCGTTGAGCGGTACTGCTGAAAGTACAGCAACTTGGACACTAACAAGATTAACGCTTTCAAGCAGTGGAATAAGCGCAGTTATGCACGCTTCAGATAGTTGGAATAATAGATTAACAGCAACTTATATATAATAAAATTTATGATAGACTATAAATACGCATTTGTGGCAAATAATATGGAAGCTGATATGTACGCTCTAGTAATGTCTTGTTGGTATTATGATGCTGACGGGAATAGAGTTGAATACAAATCAGAAACGCAATTAAATAAAACATTAACTGAATGTTTTGAGTTAGCTCAAGCTTTCGTAATACCTGAATAATTATGCCTACAAGATTCGCAGT